GTATTTTTTACGGTTCGCCGTACCCCCTATACGTCTTTCCTTTTTACATATCGCTGACCATCTTCACCTGTATATGCTTCAAATCTTTTTTTGTATTCAGCCCTAGATTTCTTGCTGTTTCCGAGCCAAATTCCAATTTGCCTATGGGAAGATAAACCTAAGGCGTCTGCTAAATCAGACATAAGCACTTCGCCATCTAACTCAAGATTCGTGAACTCAATCTCAAACTCATTTAGCTTAGTTTCTTTTGACTCTTTAGCATTTTTCTTGCGCTCTTCTATAGCTTTTTTCCATGTAGGCTGAGCCGATTCTGTCTCTATATCGGTGAGAATACCAGCCTCGTCAACCTCGTGTTTTGGATACCTGAACCACATGTTTACAGGCTTAAACTTTGCAAATTCTCTCAGAGTTCCGCTCACTCTCCATGCACTCAATGTTCTAATTTCGTCTTCGACCTTGTTACATTCTATAGAACACTTGAGAAGTGCACTTTGCGTTAGCGCTCTGTTTGCATGGCTAGTGATTTGAGGTAGGCTCAAGGCGTCGTCTAATCCAACATGCTCGTCATAATAACCTGGATTATTTGAGCGAATAGCCTCATCAAATACTTTGCACTTCGCCTGGTTAAGCTGCATCGAATATATTTCCTCAGTAAGCTCAAGCTCTATAAGATCTATGAGTGCGTCAGGGTCTCTTGCGAATACTCCACTGCCTGATGCTCTGTCTAGACTCTTTTTATTGCCCTGGGCGCCTTTTGAGTGATGGTGGCAGTAGATTACACTTGAACCCAGTTCGGTCGCCACCTTGTCAAATTGGTTCGTGAAATGAGCCATCTGGTCTGCGCTGTTTTCGTCGCCTGTAAGAACTTTATAGATAGGGTCAATGATAACTGCTATATAACCCTTTTTAAGCGCTCTACGAATCAATTTAGGCGCTAATTTGTCCATTGGTACTGTCTTGCCCCTTAAGTTCCAAATATCAATGTTGCTAATATTTTGAGGCTTGATTCCAACCGCCTTGTAAACGTCCTTGAATCGGTGTAAGCAAGATGCTCGATCTAGCTCAAGATTGACATATAAAACTCTGCCTTGACTACACTGCCAGTTTAACCATTTCGAACCTTCAGCTATCGCAATACACATTTCTATGAGCGCAAATGATTTACCGGCTTTAGACGGTCCAGCGATTAGCATTTTGTGGCCTTGCCTTAGCACGCCATGTATCAGCTCAGGCGCAAGTTCAGGCATATCATCCCAGCATCCCTCTAGTCCTTCCGGATCAGGCAAGTCGTCGTTTAAGTCCTCGATGTATTTGTACCAATCCTCGTAGCTGTCTTTTCCGATGTTTGTATCTATGAGAAACTGCTTTCGACCTTTGCGCATTACTCCAGGCATTCTAGATAGCCTCGAAGGGTTTCTATTTTGTGCGTCTATGTCTAGTCCATTTTTCTTGCAAATAGAGTAAATGTAATCAACTCTCTTGCGGTACTCTTCATAGCTATTAGCATCCACTTTCACGATAGCGTGTATGGATTTCCCACCAGAGTATACAAGGCAAGCTACAGGAAGCTCAAGCTCTCTAATGATTGCATTTTGCTTTTCTAGCTCCATGCTATCCGATTCGACGAGCGTGTACCTATAGTCTGTCACATTCTCGTTTTTAACGCCCTTGCCATCTAGTGGGTTAAATCTTATCCATGCGCCAGCTTTCTCTTTGTAATCACCGATTACAGCGCCTATGTCACCGTTGCATTTAGATAATGCCTCGATGAGTTGTCCTGCAGTTCGGTCGTATGAGCCTTTGCCTGGCATGCACTTGTCGTCTTTTTCCCAAACCTCTGTGACATACCCAACATTTTCAGTACTTTCAAAGAGTGTTTCTAGATAAGTAATAAGTTCCTTGACCGGCTCCCATCTTTCGTCGTCCGGCTCCCTTATTTCCTTAGCTTCAAGCCAAGCCTCATCGATGATCTTGTAATCTTTTCCAATCTCATCATCCCAGTTCAGCTCATGAGATGTTTTCTCCGGAGGAGTCCAGCCCTGCTCTATAGCAAGCTGAAATATCGTTCCTCCGGTCACAGGATTTCCATTTCCTGCAAATCCATCCCATTTCTTAAAGCATTCCCCTTGATGGTACCTTTTGCTGTCCTGTGCACTCCATGAATCCCAATCAGATACTGTATAGCCTTCCTGCTTAAGCGCCATGCCTACGTTAACCCATTCCTGATAGCTTAAGAGCGATGGATTTATATGTTGTAATAGTTCAAGATGATTTCTTTGCATCTTTATTCTCCTTATGATGGTCTATACTCTGCAGGATTAATGCTGTTAGGAACTCTCCATCCATTAGCAGCTATTCGGTCTATCATGTGTTTAGCAGATTGGAATTGCCACATGCCTACATGCTTGAACCCTTTCCCCTCAAGGAATCTAATCTGCTTAGGTGTTGTAAGTCCCTCGTCTCTGCGTTTGCTTAGCCTGTCTAAAATCATCGAAGCTTTACCAGCATTGTCGATTGTGTCAGGGAATATTCCACACTTTTCAAGCGCTTTAATCTGCTTGTCAGATGGCGGTGCCATTTCCCAACCAAACGAAGGGATGTATGTTGATAGGTCTTCTGCCTGGATGCTCATTTCAAACTGTAACGGATCTACAAGCTTGCGTTTGCGTCTTCTCATTTCCTCAAGCTGCTTAGCAAGAGCCTCTTCTCTTTGAGCCACCACATCCGACGCAGCCTTTTCTTCTGCTTCTTCGATGTCTATAGCAGTGCCTGCAGCAATCTCCATGTTTTCGGTCATCTTCTTAGCAACTTCCTCATTTTCACAAATGAGGCTTGCTGGATGGCAAAGTTCGTGTCTTTCTGTGTGCCATAGGAAATCAAGTAATAGTAAATCCTCTTTTCCCGGATATAACCTGGTTCCCCTTCCGACCATCTGCGAGTAAAGTGATCTCACTTTCGTTGGTCTTAGGACGACAATGCAGTCGACAGATGGCTCATCCCACCCCTCTGTCAAAAGCATGGAGTTGCAAAGTACGTTGTATTTTCCTTTGCTAAAATCGTCCAATACATCTGCTCTGTCTTTACTATCCCCGTTAACCTCTGCTGCTTTAAATCCCTTTTCGTTTAGAATGTCTCTAAACTTTTGCGAAGTCTTTACTAGTGGCAGGAATACTACCGTCTTTTTATCTACGCAATACTTAAGCATTTCGTCTGCAATCTGCTCGAGGTAAGGATCTAGCGCTGTACCTACCTCGCTTGCCTTAAAGTCTCCTGACTGCATTGATACTGCGCTCAAGTCTAGCTCAAGCGGAATTGTTAAAGCTTTAATTGGGCTTAGGTATCCGTTTTTGATTGCCTTTGGAAGAGTGTACTCATATGCTAGGCTCTCAAAATATGATCCTAGATTACGCATATCACCTCTGTCTGGCGTTGCTGTAACGCCTAGCACATTTGCATTGCTAAAGTGCTCTAGTACTCTTTGATAACTGTCTGAAATACAGTGATGCGCCTCATCCACGACGATGGTATCAAAATAGTCTTTGTCAAACTGTGCAAGGCGCTTAGGTCTTTGCAAAGTTTGTACAGACCCAACCACCACTCTGAACCAGCTATTTAGACAACTCTGCTCTGCCTTTTCTGTAGCTGTAAAAATGCCTGTTGCTTTTGCAAGCTTGTCTGATGCCTGGTCAAGTAACTCGGAGCGGTGTGCTAAAATTAGCACACGCTCCCCAAGTTTTACTCTGTCTTCGACGACCTTTGAAAAGACTATCGTTTTTCCGCACCCTGTTGGAAGTACCAGGAGTGTTTTCTTGACGCCCTTCTCCCATTCGTTTGCTATAGCAGTTCTTGCTTCCTCTTGATAATCTCTTAACTTCATTTTGTCTCCTTAGAATGGAAAATCTTCCGCATTAAATCCTGTCTGTGAAAATCCTGGGACATCCTTGTTTAGCACCTTTGTGAGGTCAACATCTTCTGCGTAGATCATGCGCTTAACCTCGTTGTATTTGTTGCCGTTATATTCACGCTGTCCAAGCTTGCAAACACCTTCTTTGCCTGCAACTTCGTTCCAGTTCATCTTGAGTGGCTCGCCTTTCTTTTTTAGGCCGATGGCACCAAAGAACTCTGATAACATCCCCTCTGTCGAGCTGTGTAAAAATAGATTGTGCTTGAGCTTAACATCGCCCTCTGCGGTCTTTACAATTATGTTAACGATGGCCTTATTGCATGCTGGAAGCTTTCCACCAGGTTGTGGCTGATGTCTGCCTCTCTCATAGCTTTCAACGATAAACTTGTAGTCTCCCTCAGGTAGTAGTAAAAACTCTCCGCTGTCCTGGGTAATTTCGTCATTCCAATCAAACTCTCTGTCAAAATTCATGTTGCTCATTTTTTAATATTCCTTTCATTACTTGTTTGTTCTTGCGTTAACTATATCTTTAAGTGCTGAGTTCCAGTTGGCTATCAGCACGTTCCAATAATCTTGTGGTACATTGCCAAAAGGCATGTCTTTAGGGAAGTGTCCCACCTTCTGCCAAAAGCCTCTCAATTCGTCTTCTGTGACTTCGCTGATAGACATTAAGTCCTGTACCGAGATAGGTATCGCGTCATCATACTTCTTAGCATAGATAGGATCCTCAGGGCGCATTTCCTGTTGCGCTTTAACTGGCTCAGCAGAAGTATCAGTCTTTGGTTCTGTTTTGACCGGTTCTGCCTTGACATCAAAGATGTGAGCAATGCTCTCGTATTTCATAGGTAGTTCAAATGGCAATCCGTGCCTATTCTTTGCGTCCCATGCTGGATGATGCGCCGTATACATCACTCGTTCACCACCTTGAGCTTTATGCTTTGTCCCTTTGTCATCTACAGCAAATACTTGCGTTTTGTAGTTACAGAAAAGCACTATGTCGGCCCACTCTTTTACAAGCGCTGCAGTCTTTCCTGTGGTCTTATTGCCAAGCTTGAGTTCGTATCTGTCATACGCTCCCATTTCATCCGGCTGTTCGAACTTCCTTATGATCGCATGCGCTGTTAAGATTACATTCACGCCCTTTTCGACGATGTCTGATAGCTTGTTGAGGAACCTGCCTATTTCTTGCTCTAGCTTTATAAATCCCTCGCCATAGCCAAATCCAGTGATGTCCTTCTTGTCGTGTGCCATGCAGATGTCTTCGATTACCATCTTTTCAACCCAGTCCACTGTGTCAATCACTAGCGTCTTGCACGCTGTAGGATTGGCTGCGATGAATGATAGCTGATTCTTTAGCATTGTGTAGCTTGTTGGCTTATCCAGCCTTGCAACATCCATGTTGCTTGTTGACCCCTCTATGTCGATAAATACTGGGTCAGGGAATCGTGAGGCAAGAGTGGACTTGCCTATTCCCTCAACTCCGTATATGACGACCTTTTGAGCCTTTGCGATTTTTCCTTTAGTGATATTCATATAGCCTCCTAAAATTTCCATTCAGCTTTAGATGGTTCCTCAAAAGCTTGCGTGTTTATTTCCTCTGCTTCAGCACCTTTTACATAGCCATCTTCAATGATGATGCTGCACTCTTCACCAGTGCTTACTCTAGTAGCGATAGCCTGCAAGCCTTCTGCTTCTAGCCAGTCTCCAAACTCTTTTAGCGACTCCTGGTCCATCTGCTCAAGCTTGTCAAGTAGCACAAATCCACAATTAGAGTTCAGCTTGCGAACTATTGCTGTAGCGACTTTTAGCTGGTCAGAGCCACTCATGTTATCCCACTTAAATCCGTTGTATATGAGCTCGCCATCTTCAACAGATAGCCCCTTTAGTGGTAGGTCTGCGTTGTCTAGCAGTGCTGCCTTGCGTTTCCTAACGTCTGTGAGCTCTTTTGTGAGTTCCTCGTACTCGGCTCTGTAACATCTTGCGTCTTCCTCGGCTTTGTCCTTGTCAAGGTTAGCTCTAACCTTTCGGTTGATTTCATCAATCTCCGTGATGCTCTTTTCGAGCTCTGCAGTTGATTCGTCTACAAGGTTTTCAACGGACTTATTTGCTGTTACTAAATCCTGTATTGCGTTAGCAAGTTTAGTCTCGGCTTCGGATAACTCAAGCTTCAGCCTTTCAACATTTTTGGTAGCCTCTTCGTGTAAGCGCTGTATGCTTGCGAGATTTTCACGCTTCCTTTGGTTCTCACCATTTCTTGCAAGAATCTCCTGCTGCTCTTTGATTAGATCTGATGCAGAGACTAAATCCTTTGGAGCATCCGGATAATATTCCTGCTCTTTGGCAAACTTCTCCTTCTGGTCTGCAATCTGACCGATTGCATGTCTGTGGTTGTAAGTGTCTTGCTCTTCCTTTTCGAGGAGCACGAGCTGCTCTCCTACTCCGATGATCTGTAGCAATGTGCTTGCCTTTTCTCTGCTTGACTGCTGCATAAACTTTGGCAAGTTGAGTGCAAGCTCGTCTATAAAACTGTCTAGCAAATTCTGTCCGGCTTTGTTTCCATCTGGATCTATAACCTTAAGGTCTGAGTTCTTGCCCTTACGTTCGACAATAAGGCCATTACTCATTACTATGTGCAGATTAGGTGGAATCGCTGAGCCTTCTCGCTGTGCCTGGCTAGGCTTAAACTTGTTGCCTCCGAGGGCCCAAGCGATGCTATCAAGCACACTGGTCTTGCCCTGTCCGTTGTTTCCGCCGATGATTGTGAGACCGTTTGCAGTAGGTTCCATCTTTACTGCCTTTACTCGCTTTACGTTCTCAATTTCTAGCTTGTTGATTTTGATTGTCATTTTCTTCTCCTTTTGATATAATTAAGTTGTTGATTTTGATTGGCGCTCCCAGGAGCGTCTTTCTTATTTTTTGCGATACAGTCCAAAGCACTCTTGACCTTTTCCCATGTATCTAAAAAACTCTGTAATAGTTGCATGTATGCTGTTTGCTGTAACATCGATTCTGTCTTTCTCATTTCCGCACATGTCATATATGACTAAAATTATTCTTTCGCCCTGTTCCTCGTGTTCCACTCTCAAAACATCTCGTGATTCATCAATTGATAAAAACGTGTTGATGTAGTTTTCGAGTCGTTCTCTTGCCTTGCGGTCTTTATCTTTGAGATATTCGATATACATCTTGTCCATTATTTGCTCAGTATCCTTTCTGCATAAGCCTTTCCGTCTTCGGTGTTGCCCGAATTGTATACGCTCAGCGCGTCCTCGTAGTTACCATATTTGTCATATAGGTCTGACAAGATAGCACATCCCAAAATGACATTCTCCTGTGGGTCGAAGAGACTCACGATTCCGAGTTCTTCCATCTTTTTCTTGTGGTGCTTCGGTTGTATCTGCATTAAGCCTATTGATTCTCCATTGTCTCCTACTGCGTTAGGATTACCTCCTGATTCTTCTTTAATGATTGCCTTGACGATGTTAGGGTCTACACCACTTCTAGTCGCTATGTCGTCAATCATTTCGTTTGAGATTCCCTTTACATCAATCTGTATGTTGCTTACGACTTTGTATTCCGTCTGCTGATACACTTGAGGTGTGTCTATTGCCGTTGCTATGCCGTTTAAAGCAAGTACTGTCGATATAAATAGTGTCGGTGGTATAACTGATTTAATTTTCATAGTGTCCTCCTTTCTAGCATCTTGTATGACTTGTTTATGCTGTTGATGTCTAGTCCTGCCAGGTCATATAAGACATCTTTGTTCAAGTAGTTGTCATGCTCGCAGTACATCTTGATTTCTCGCTTTGTCATTTCATCGCGAGTTATCTTTACAATCTTTGCTGCAGTAGACCCTGCACATCCGAATAATTTTTTCACATCGCTAGATGTGAAGTATGTTAGCGAGTGATACATCTCAAATGCTGTCTTTACATCTGGTCTCACGTTTGGAAATCTCATCTTTCCTCCTTTCTAGCTGGTGTAGTAACTTTACAAGTTACTTATTTCCCAAAAAAAATTTTCATTGGGTCTTCAATACTCAAATAGTCAATCATTATTTCGATTTCATCGCTACCGAAAACACCTTTACTCATTTTGTCATAAAATGTTTTAGGTGCTATGCCTATTGCTTTTGCAACATCAGTTTGAGTTTTGCCCCTCTCTGCAATTTTTCCTTTCAATGCATTTACATTAATCAATTCGAGCCCTCCTTTCCGTAACTTTACAAGTTACTTAGAATATATACCCTATTTTGTAACTTGTCAAGTCATTTTTTTATTGACTAAAAACATTTTTGTGATATTATAAGGTTACAAACAAGGAGGTGTGTAATGATGAGTATTGGTCAACGAATAAAAGAATGTCGAGAGTTATTAAAAATGACTCAAGAATCATTGGCTAATAAGATTGGAACAACCAAACAAACTATTTATAAGTATGAAAATGATATAATAACCAATATCCCTTCTGATAAAATTGAATTAATTGCAAAGGCTCTTGCAATAAGTCCTGCATACTTAATGGGATGGATAAACAACGACGGGGATTCAATTACAGATTATTATTATGATACTATCGAGTTTCTGTTAGATTTTCTTAAGGAGAAGGGCTATACTCCAATAGAAACAAATACTGGGGATTATATTATACTTGACAAAAATGAACAAATAGTGACAAAAATTTCCGAAGGAGAATTGATACATAAATATGAGCATATAAGAATATTGAAAGCCCAATTGACAGCATCTAAATTATTAGGGTTAGAAGACCTCTCATCAGACCCTGACCTCACAGGTGTAACTAACATTTCGTTTCCAGCGTCAAAGCCTGTACCAATTTTAGGCGATATTTGTGCCGGAGAAGGAACCTGGTGTGAAGAGAACTTCGAAGGACATTTCTTTATTGACAGCTCAGTAAAAGCAGATTTCTGCGTGCGGGTCCGTGGTGATAGCATGATTGATGCTGGGATTAGAGACGGCGACCTTGCGTTTATAAAAAAGACTTACGATTATAAAGACGGTAATATCTACGCTGTGAGAATAAACTCCGATTGCGAGGCAGTACTCAAAAAAGTATTTTGGCAAGACGATACAATCGTTTTAAACCCATGCAACGCAGAATATAAGCCAATCGTTACGGACAGCGAAGGCGTATCGGTCGTTGGTGAGTGCATTGGAGTATACCATTCGACAAGGTTTATATAAGTAGAAAGGAAATGTTTTGATTAACATATATTGTGACGAAAGTTGCCATCTACAAAGCGATCGCTTTGATGTTATGGTGCTTGGTAGTATATCATGTCCTAAAGAGAAGGTTGCTTCTGTTAATCGTGATATTTTAGCTATAAAAGAAGAATATGGGATAAAACCATACGCAGAAATTAAATGGACAAAGGTATCTAATTCAGCTGTAGAGTTTTACGAGAAACTCATCGATTATTTTTTTAATAACGATGATTTAAAATTCCGAGGTTATATAGCACGTGGCAAATCGGAAATTAAAAAGGACCGCTTTGATGACCTCTATTATAAATTATATTATAGAATGCTTGAATATACTTTAGATATGAATCAATTCGAAACTTACAGTCTTTATCTCGACAAAAAAGATACTATTGGCTATAAGAAAATACGCAAATTGAGCGAATATCTAAATAATCATTACAATAAAGAAATTGTAGCGGTTGCTCAAGCTGTCGATTCATCACAAGTCATCTTAGTCCAGCTCGCGGATTTATTGATAGGTGCTTTGTCTTACAAGCATCGCAAGTTGTCCACAAATGAAGCAAAACTGGATTTGATTAGACGCATTGAGGCACATTCTCAGTCAGATCTCTTGCTCACCACACCTATAAAGCAAACTAAAGCAAATTGGTTTGTGTGGGTTCCGGCAGAATGGAGATAGTTATGAATTCAAATATAGAATCAATTTTAAGCTCTCCAATCATGCACGAAGGAGAAACACAAGAGAATATAATACAAAATGGATTTGATTATTTTTATAATTATTTCCTAAAAAAAGAGGTAAAACCCAATTTAAAAGAATTTAATATTTTTTATGACATG